TATCTCAGTCCCTTCAGGATAGATACCAAGTAGTGGTGCTCTATTTACTTCAAAGGTTGATCCCGGAACTAAGAATAAAAACATACCTTTACCATTCCAACCCTCTCTGGTTACTCTTTGTCCTTGCTTTATGTTTTGTAGTGCTTTAGAAAAGCTCATATTAAGTTCTATTGCTGTTGCTATCATTATATTTGCTCCATATCTATAACTGTGTTCTTTATGTCCTGCATGGTGTTTCTTAAGCCTACTATGTGCCAGTATACATCCCTCTCAACAACATATGGCTTATGGTTGATGAGTATTGTTGCCAAAGAATTACCATCTACTAGGTTATACCCTTTTTCAAAAGCTTCTTCAGGTGAGAATGATCTGTAACCACCCTTGTAAACCACAAAGTATCCACCAACTACTGGTTCATGTTTGTCTAGCCAAGTTTTATCGACTATTATAGGACTATAACCATCCTCTTCAAACCAAAGGTAGGTATCGTCATCTGAATCACGATAGTCTATTGCTCTTATCTTTAATGCCCATACTGTTTTGTGGCATTTGTATTCTGGTAACTCTTTCCCTGCTTTATACATTATTTCTCCATTTATTTGTCGACAGTTGATTAAAAAGGCTCAACTGCCAAAGCCTAACGCAACAAGTTACTTTATCTTTATTCCGTAATTTGATGTTCCACTCTTAGGTGGTACTAAGTGTTTACTCACTGCAATTACAGTGTTCTTAACGATGTCTGTGGTGGGTATAATATCTGATTCAGTCTCAAGCCATAGCTTGTTTAGCTTATTAGTCATAACCCTACTAGGACTAACAATCTCATTGTTCTTGTCTAGCTCACCAGTAACCTTCAAGTAGAAACTGTCACACTTGGTGTGTATTCTGTACATTGTCTGTCCTACGTTTATCTTCTTCGGCATATTATGCCCCCTGTTTGTTACTCAAACTTACACTAGGTTGAATATACTATGCAAGTATTATTTATCAGATTTACAGTTTCACGAACGCACGCATGCGCCTAGGCGTGTTAAAAGAGTACCATACGTTCTACTCTTAAGGTACCATGCATGGAACCATACTACTCCATACAAACCCCCTAGAAGGGGTTTGTTTATAGTAACCATACTAAGTACCATGCATGGTTCCATACTAGGTAAGCTTTAGAAGTACAATATATAAACCCTTTATAGGGGTTTATATTACGTAGTAGTATATAAGATACTAATAAAGTACTTGCATGGTACCATACGTTAGTTGTATGTTAGTCGTATGTACACAGTAACAGTTAAGTATAAGACAGGTCCTATAACGTATGAGTGTTATACACAGGAGGAAGCTAACACAATGAACATACGTTACCTACATTGGACAGAAGCTATAGTAGGTGAGTATTGTACTTCTGATGATGGAGTAGTAGCTATGACACTAGCGGCTAACGAATATGCTAACGGTAGTAAGTACATAAGATGTCCTTGGGGTAGGTTTATTAGTAGGAAGACTACTAAGCTACTCGTAAAGGACCGTAAAGGACGCTATGACACCAAAGGAAGAACCTATGATGAGTTCGTAGTGTCTAGTCAGAAACATAGATTAATAGCTAAATATCTGGCGAATAATTATAACCTAGAAGAAGCCCTTAAGTGGATGTTTGGTGATAAACTAACAGATACCAAACGACATAAATGGCGTAAAACAATTAAGACAAAGGCAATGGAAAAAATGATAGGTGACGAACTAGAGGCAATTCTCGAAGAACGAGGTCTCACTAAAGGTGATACAATTGATCTGATGAATTATGTAATCAAATTAGCGAAGGATGAAGGTAAATTAGGTGTGCTCATGGAGATGATTAATAAACTCCAACGCATGCATGGTATAGAAGAACCACCTAAGACGAGTACTCAAAAGGTACTCACAGCTACCACTACTACCGAAATGATAGATTCCATACGAAAAGAAGAACTCAAATTAGAGGAAAATCATGAGTCATACAAATCACAGAAAAAAGAAAAGACCCAAGAAGCAGAAGTTGTCGAAGTGGCAGAAACTCCTGAAAAAGTCGAACAAACGGAAGAAACTAAAGTCATATGACGAACAACCAGACAGATAGCTTCGAAGAAGAATACGAACAACGTAAGTTATACCAGAAGCTGTACAACAATATGGCTCTTTTTGGTAGATACTGCTTGGGTACAGCTACAAAGCTAGCTACTCCACCATTTCATAGTGAGATATACGATAACCTTCGATCTGATGATGATAGGACGTTGATAGCAGCACCTAGAGGTAGCTCTAAGAGTACCCTAGTGTCACTTGTGTATCCTCTTTGGCGTATTGCCTTTAAAAAGAGTAACGAAGAACTCTTTATTGTGATTATCTCGGAGTCACAGACACAATCTGAGAATTTCCTAGCAAGAATTAAGCACCATCTGATGAATAGTCAGGTGTTCATAGATTTATTTGGAGAAAATGGGCCGGGTAACGCCAGAAGATGGACCAACACCGACATTGTACTTAAAAATGGTATCAGAATCATCGCAGTTGGTACCGGGCAGCGTGTTAGGGGTTACATTGAGGGCGATACTCGACCCAATCTCATCATAATGGATGATATAGAATCTGAAAAGAATGCCAATACTAGAGAAGCTCGTAAAAAGAATCGTGATTGGATATTAGACGCTGTTATACCGTCGGGATCAGATGATGTTAAAGTAGTCTATATTGGTACTGTAATATCAGAAGATTGCTTCTTATACTGGGCTAGACGAAGTGGAATGTGGAAAACACTCTGGTATCAGATAATTAATGATGAGGGTGAGAGTTTATGGGTTGAGAAGTTCCCATTAAAGCGTATTCGGAAGATACGTAAAGAGTTTGAATTGAATGGTAATCCTAATGGGTTCTATCAGGAGTATATGAACCAAGCTCAGAACCCTGATGAAGCTCCGTTTAAGCCTGAATGGATGGAGACACATCAGTTTGACTATGAATACATCGAAGGACAGTCCTGTATGGTCAGATATCGAGGTGAAGAGAAGATTGTCAAGCCTGTGAACGTTTATGGGGGTGTTGATGTAGCCTCTAGTTTAAGCTCTACAGCAGATTACTTCGTAATACAAAGCATTGGTATCGACTTTGAAGGTGTCAAATATGACATAGAAACCTTTCGTGGAAGGATATCAACAGATAAACAGCCCCATCATATTATTAGCAGGTTTAAGAAGTATCATCATAACAAGATGAAGATTGAGACAGTTGCCTATCAGGAAGCCCTGAGGGTAGCTGTAAGGGAGCTTTGTAGAGAACAAGGCATACACATCCCCGGCATTGAATCTGGTATAAAACCACGTAATTCTAAGTCAGAGAGGTTGTTATCTTTGGTCCCTATGTTCGCTAGGGGGCAATTTAAGTGGAGAGGTGACAACCTTGAAGGTCCTGCTGAGTTTGTTAGTTACCCCAAAGGAAAGAACGATGATATCATGGATGCTGTGTGGATTGCACTACAGAATTCACGACCATGTAAACATGAAAAAGTCGTTGATAAAGGAAAGAAGTTTAAAAAAGTTAAAAAAGTACTTGATTGGATGACCATTTAGGTCGTATATTACCGCCTATGATAAACGCAAAAATGAGCATAGTTGATGAAACGTTACAATTAGTTAATGATTGGAAGAGCAAAGCTGACCCTTGGAGAGCTAAAGTTCGAGAGAACCAGATGTTCAGATTTGGTGAGCAATGGTCTCAAGAACAGAAAGACCAAGCAGCTTCACGAGGTTTGTTAACAGCAGTTGTAAATCGTATACACCCAGCTGTTGAATCTGGTAAAGCCATGATGACAGCACATAGACCCTCCTTTAGAGTAGCCCCAAGAGAAGATTCAGATAACAAAATAGCTCACATTTTAAGTGGGCTTTTAGCTTTTATATTTGATAAGTCCAATGGTATCATGCATACGAGACAAGCTATTGATGATTATTACACAGCAGCTATAGGCTATCTTGTCATAGATTATGATGCCACGCAGGATATGGGTAAGGGTGAAGTCACTCTTTCCACAGAAGACCCCCTTGACGTTATAGTTGATCCCACCTCAAAGAATCGTTTATTCGATGATGCCAATGATATCTTTGTGGTTAAGAGAGTTACCAAATCAGTTGCTAATGCAATTTTTAAAAAACAAGGGAAAAAAGTCAAAGAAGCTAGTGGTGATTCATTTACTCAAGACCCCGGAGCAGATGTTGTTTCAACAACTGGGGATGTGTTCTTTCAGGAACATATTGGGGATGTATCAGATGAAGAGTATGTCCAACTGATTGATAGATATACAAAAAAGAATATAGTAGAATGTGAGATATTCGAATCCTTCTCAGGTTTAGAGAAAAGAATGAACCTCAAGGAATACGAAGAGTACAAAAAAGAAGAAGTTTGGGCTGTAGGTCAGAATATATTTGAGAATGAAAAAGAAGCAGAACAAGCGGCTCAAGCTGAGAATCAAGCAATGCAACAGCAGTACCTTGATCAAGCAGATCAAGCTGTAGTACAGGGGCTTCGTATTGATGATGTTCCTAAGCCAGAACCAGTACAGCCCGTTCCGTATACAAAGGGACAGCTTGTTGATGGGGGTATAATCCAGAAGCTACAGTTTAATGTAGCCAACCTTATAAGTATCGTATCTTAGGCCATACTCTGATGAAAGAAGAAGAACTCCCGGGGTACCATTTTCCAATTGTACCTATAATTTCTAATCACAACCGAACTCCTTATCCCACATCTGATGTAGCCTTAGCAAAGGGACTACAGCAGTATATTAACAAAGTAAAAGCAATAACAATTGCTCACTCACAAGCATCAACTAACCTCAAGGTATTGCTACCAGAAGGTTCTGTTGACATGGATGACTTTGAAGAAAAATGGGGAAGACCGAGTGTTGGTATTCAGGTAGACTTATCTGAAGGAAGTCCCGTAGTAGCCCAGCCAACACCACTTAGTAATGAACTGTTCGCTGGTGAAGCAACAGCCAAGAACGACATTAGTCATCT